GGATCTTTCTTTTTGGCCAGCTTGCCCGGCGTCGGGATCGTGTTGAAGTTGCAAAGATTATTCAACTTTGCCCAAACGTTACTTTTAATTCCGATTTCGGTGACTTCCGTGCGGCGTGTGTTTTGTATGGTCGCGGTTTCGTAGCGAAGGATGGGATAAAAAGCCTCTGAAATATCGCTATACCGCAAACGATTTTCAGTCTTAATGGCTTCTTCTGCAACAATTCCAATCTTCCGCTGGTTTTCGCTCCAAGCCTCAATGCAGCGCATCGTGACTGTAAAGCCGTCACTGTTATGTGCTTTAACGCTGTATGGACCCTGTGTTCTACTAATGACTTGCCACATTGTGCGGCCGATCATAAAGGTCGTGCCAATCGCAAATTCGGCGTCATAGCGTGATAGCTCACTTTCTACAGCCGTACGCACGTCTTCAACCTCTGGTGGCTCAGCATCGCCAATTGCACTAAAAGGCTTTACTTCTTGCCGCCCTTTACCGAACAGCACTTCAAGTGTGTCGCCAACATTAACCTCGCGTTCTGCCGTCAGGTTTACCCAACGTGGTGGCAGATTATTCTCATTGATGACTGTATGACTGTGCCCAGAGCCATTAAGACGCACGATGCCGACGCGGCGAGCAAAATTAACGCCAGTGCCAGGCATACCTGAGCCAATGGAATCTGGATTGTTGTCGCCATAAGGATGCACAGCACGTAAATAGGGATCAACATACTTCTTGATGTCTGTTCGCGCTTGCTTGAACTGATCATTATCGTTCTCTTGCCATTCCTTAAGCGTGGAAATTACTTTCCAGTTAGGGCGGTATGGCGTTCCATTGGGAATACCCGCGTAAACGCCAAAACGGACTTGGCTAGTTGGTGTAAAAGCTCCACAAAAAGCAGGCTGGTCGGGTGCGTTTACTCCAGGAGCATAAAAAGCGTTTTCGTTTTCGCTTCGCCCGTCATCAATACGCAGCGTGCCGTAGCGCAGGTTATACATACGCAAACGGCTGCCTTCACCTAAAACTTCATATCCTCCGTTCCAGTAAAAGTCGAAGAACTCGTTGTAGATCGAGTCAAGCGCCGAGTTGCCAAGATAAATTGCAGACAGACTGGGCTTTTTCATTGGACCTTGCCCAGCGATCGCCACAATTTCGCTGATCTGGTACGTGCCCCAGCTCTTCATGCGCGACCACACCATCAGCGGTGAGATCAATACGCCACCACTGACATAACGCACGCCGTTGTCGTCTACGTTTTCTTGCTGGCGCGTAAACACAATCGGCACAGTTTGCCCGTATTGAGCAAGCTGCTGGATTGAGTCAAACCCAAAAGTTGGCGCAAAATTCTCTTGGCCTGTTTGACCGCCAAGACGTTTACGCCGAATATCCGAAGTCTTGGGTTGCTGTGGCTTGGGTGCCAGTAAGAACGATGCAGCCGTTGACAGTAGCCCTAAAACAAGGCTAATGACAGCGACAACTTCAAAATTCTGTACATCAGGAATATGCGCATACTCCGCTGGCCTTCTGTATGGCTTGCGGCGAACCTCATCGGCAAATTTGCGGTATTCCTCTTCTGTTACACCTAGCTCGTGAATTAAACGCTTCTCAAACGGAAGCAATGGCAACGCGGCATCTGACCGATAGGGCACCATGCCACTGCCTTCAAATGCCGGTTGACGTACAGACATCCTTGGTTCCAAAACACTGAAAACGCAATTGGGGGCTGCGAATCCAGTAACACGTCACCATCGTAGACCGGCTGTTCTATCCTGCGACACCACTTCAATAGATCCCGACCAATACGCATTTGATTGCTGTCATACCAAGTTGGATCCAGTGGTGCAGACGGTAAGCCCAGCCTGCGATGCACCTCCAGTACTAAATGGATGCAGTCAATTGCCTTGTCTGGATCAGTGCCATCAGCGCCAAAGCGGTACGGGCGCCCGATCAGGTCAATCACTGCACGCGCACGTTGCTGGTTAAAGGCAAATGACCCACAAGCTGTTGCGTCAGCTTTTTGCGTGGTACATCAGCACCAACAGCATCAAACACTGATGCCATATTCAGTTTTAATGCGGTGCCATCCCAGCCGCCGGAAACAATCTGCCCGACGTAACGGCTAATCAGCGTGTAATCGTTTTTGTCGTCAGGATTCAGTAGCAAGATGCGAACGTTGGCGATCCAGCGATCTTGGATTGCAGTGGCAGCCCATCCACGACTAAGGTCATTGTTTGGAAACGCCAGTGTTGCCGGTTGGTTGTCGCCACTTTTGGTCAACGTGGAACCGCTAAACGCAAATGGCATGTATCCAAACGTTATGGTTTCGTCGGTATCGACGTTGGCGAATGGTGCGTCTTCGTTGACCCAGTAATTTTGAAACTGGTAACCGCCCTGTTGGGTAGGTGTGCGCAGCGTCAGATACTGGCCAAAAGCAAGGGTGTCGCTCATCAGATTCCGACGCTACGGCGCACGTTCGTATTTTGCCTGAGGGTGCTAAGCGCACGTTGCTCACCCTGTTTAGCGCCTTGGGCAGCCGCCTGCCGCATACCAGCTTGGAACTGATCGGCAGTGACGTAATCCACTTGGTTGATGCGTTCCACGCTGTAGCGCACGTCGATTGGGGCGGTTGCGACTGCGGTGCCGCCTGCGGATTCCGTGTTTGTGCCGTTGCCAGAAACAACAGCCTGACCACGAGCACCCCGCGAATAACGAGACATTGCAGTTTGCATTTTTGAAGCTGGAATTACATATTCGCTTTGTCCCGCTTCGCCAATCATTGCAGCAGTCGGACCAGTTACGTAACCGCCCTCAGCAAACGGAACAAGTTTTACGGCACTAGCAAACCCTTTAGAAGTAAACGTTGAACTTCCCGAACCAAATGCCGATGCACCATATGCACTGCCATCAAGACCACCGCCACCACTCAATCCAGCAAATGCACGCGCAATACCAAGTGCAATGTATGTAGCCAACGCTTGTGCTGCATAATCAATCAACGCTTTACCAACAGCGCCAAAGAAATCAGCAATTGCTTGTTGAGCTGATTTTGTGCCAGTAATAATGTCGCTAAAACTTTGGCTGAATGCATCGCCAATTGATGTAGCGGCATTGATAATTGTATTGACAGGATTAAGTAAATCTTTCAGTTGTTGCTCGAGCTTTTTAATTTCAAGTTGCATACCAGATGCGCCAATGCCCAATTGCTTGCCTAAATCCATATCCAAGGCAAATTCACCGGCGCCGCCACGAATATCTTGCAGCGGTTTTAATCCAGCACGTTTATAAAAATCCTTGATTTGCTTATCGATAAGTTTGTTTTGAAACTTGTATTCCTCGGTTACAAGTTTTTGATACTGGAGTTCATTCTCAGCAAAGGCGACGTTGACAGCGGAAAGTTTTTGGCCAATGCGAGTTACATCAAGACCCTTTGCCTTGCCTTCATTAAGCAACGCTTCTAGCTTTTCGCGTTCAGTCAATAACGCGTTTTCTGTTACATCAATGCGAAGCTGACGCTCAGCAAGATTGAGGCGTTCTTGCTCAATCTCATCACCACGACGCACTGCTTCTTGACGTTGCTTTTCAAGCGCAATTAGTTCTTGTGCAAGGAACTTTTTCTCTGATGCAGCAAGATCTACACCAAGTTGTTGGAGAGTTTTATTGAATTCTTGTTGAGCAAGGCGTTGCAGCTTTTCGGCATCAGATTTACCTTCGTCGGGAACAATGCCAGGAAGCTTTGACGGAGGCTCCGGTCCGCCGCTTGGTGCTGCAGTTTGAGCGGCAAGAAGAGCAGAAAGCTGGGAAAAAGTTGACGCCTTGCGTTGCTGTAGTGTGCGATAGGCGCTTTCCTCAAGCCCCATTTTGCCACCACGTTGCGCAAACAACTGTTCGTATCTCTTGAGGCTTGCGTCTGTTGCATCAAGAACTTTTTGAAGCCTATTGATTTCTCCTTGGCGGCCTTTTCCTAACCCGAAAAATTCATTGAGCTTTTTTATTGCGTTATCAATAACTAAAATAATTTTTGCAAATTCATTTTGAAATGCAGCGCCAATTGGCTTCAGCAAAGTGCCAACACTTTCACTAAGACGCGACAATGATGCACGCAAGCGATCGCCGGCAGCATCAGGTCCGTCAGCAATAATCTTTGCATTCTCGCCATATTCTTTGAATAGTTCTTCGGCAAACTTCTGGAAATCA